CGCTCTCCTGCGACTGGGACAGGATAGTCATTCAACACCCACGCCTTGTCCTCATCATCGTGTTTCAAGTTTTTATACTTGATGAACCCCTCGTGATAGAACACCGGTGTATCCGCACCCATCGCAATCATTACACCGCCCTTCATGGGCTGGGTCTTCAGGATGCCATCTTGACACTTGAGTTTCTTGAGGGTGCGCCCCTTGCTTTGGAGGATTGACTTGGTGCAGATGGCGATTGCCCCTTGTTCCGGCGTTGATCCTTTGCGAGCTTTCAAGGTCTTCTTGACCTTCTTTATACAGGAGCAAAACCGCTCCACCTGCGGCTCTTTCATTGTTCAATCGCAGAAGAATATATCCTCGCAAAAGATAAACACAATGGGCGGAGGACTTCTTCAGCTTGTTGCCTATGGCGCACAGGATGCTTATATCACTGGAAACCCGCACATTACCTTCTGGAAGGTGATGTACAAGCGTCACACGAACTTCGCCATGGAGGCGATGCGTGTCAACTTCACGGGCACACCGCAGTATGGACAGCGCGTCGTGGCTGTCGTTAACCGCAATGCTGACCTGATCTACAAGACCTACATTGAGGTGACCCTCCCCGACACATTCACGGCTGATGTCAAGTGGACATCTGCCTGGGAGCGCCGCCTTGGCTACCAGATGCTCAGGAAGATTGAGGTGGAGATCGGCGGACAGATCATGGATACCCATTACGGCGAGTGGCTCTTCCTCTGGGAGAACCTGACCTCTAACTTTGACAACTCCGTGAAGCTGGACAGCATGCTGGGTGGATACCTCGGTGGTACGGAGACAACGGCTGTGTCATGTGGCGGTCGCCCTGCAGTCCTGTACATCCCCCTGCAGTTCTGGTTCTGCCGCAACCCGGGACTGGCACTGCCCCTCATCGCCCTCCAGTACCACGAGGTGCGCTTCAACATCACGCTGTCGGCGGCGACTGACCTTGTTACGGGCACGCCTGGTTCTGCGGGCACGATCGCGACGAAGGCTGCGGCCCTTCCCCAGCTGAAGGACATGGCTCTCTACTTTGACTACATCTACCTGGATGTGGACGAGCGCCGCCGCTTTGCCCAGGATTCGCACGAGTACCTGATCGACCAGCTCCAGTATGGTCTCCAGCAGACCATCACGACCTCGTCGGCTCGCATTGACCTGACGCTCAACCACCCGGTGAAGGAGCTGGTGTGGGTGTTCCAGGATGCCCGCAAGACGGACTGCGGATCAACGCTCACGACCAACGTGGGCTACACACAGCCGTTCAGCTACGACGACATCGTCAACCGTTGCCGCCTCCAGCTCAACGGTCAGGACCGCTTCGATGAGCGCTACGGCGATTACTTCTGGCGTGTTCAGCCGTACCAGCACCACTCGGGCGGTGCCTTTTGGCCGATGCGTGCCCAGGTGATTGCTCAGACTGTCACCACGTTTACCGCGGACACCGTGACCCTTTCCGGAGATGTGATGACGGTCGGAGTTGGAGCCACGGTTGGAGGCAATATCATTGAGGGAGCGCTGGTAACGAACGCAAACCTTCCCGCCGGAACGGTTATCCAATCCTATGGAACTGGCAATGGTGGCGTGGGAACCTATCAGCTCAGTGAGCCGGCCCTGGCAAACGTAACGGGACAAACGGTGACGTTCTCTCTTCCGAACGTCAACTACACTCCCCACGAGAACCCGATCAATGTATACTCGTTTGCCCTCAAGCCCGAGGAGCACCAGCCGTCGGGGTCCTGTAACTTCTCGCGCATTGACACGACGACCCTCGTGTTTGATAGCGTCACGACATCCGGCGTTGCGAAGCCGACCAAGACCACCCCGTTCAACTTCCGCATGTATGCGGTGAACTACAACATCTTCCGCGTGATGTCTGGCATGGGTGGTCTCGCGTACTCCAACTAAACCTTCGTATTCGGAGTACATCCCTTCAATCCAAGCGTTTGCTGCAACATAATCGGTGCTGGCTTACCCGGAACACACTTCACATGGTCATGACCTAAAATATGTCCCATCTCATGAGACACCATATACTGACGATACGAATCCAGAGGCAACTGACTTGCCTTGGCTCCGTGTTTCCATCGTGACGCATTCAGATAGAGATGATGCCCACCCACCTCTGCACACGACAGGTCCCGAGGTAATCCGCAGGTCTTTACGATTGTGGACGGAGAGGACAACCGAATCTTGACTGGACCTTTAGGGTCATAGATGAAGGTATATCCTTTGGACTCCCACCCGTCTGGGTCAGCCAGGTAGATTTGAAGGAGGTCTAGGAACTCTTGCTTAGGGTAGTCCACATCAGGATCCACTTCGGCTGAGTAGCGAATCTTCATTGTCTTTGGGAAACGGAAAGTTCCCGCAAGGAAGATGAAGAGCAAATGAAGTGTCCTCACTGCAAAAGGAAAAGTCACTTGTCGTATACATGTCTTTGTAAGGTTGAGTATTGCATTCGGTGTCGTCTAGGGAGGGTGAGAAGATGGTGCTACCTAAGATCGTCGCGGAGAAGCAGCCTGAGAAAGCCTGAGTCCTGCTTCGTTGTCAATCGCAGTGTAGAGTAGAGCCATGAAGGTCTCACCCCAGTTGTAGCTCAACACCTCACGCTCAAGGATACATGCGACTGTGCTATCCGTGTCCGTGTCCACATGGATCTCAAAGAGGAACTTTTTGGGTGAGTCGTTCCAACTGAGGAGAACCTTCTGCCAACCCTCATCGTTCGGCGGGCTGATGTGGGTGTTGTCGGGGGTCTCATTCATGACGCTGATGGTGTTGGTGAGGGCTTGTTCGAGGATAGACATTCTTGCTGCTACTCCCCTCTGTTACCTGTAGGCGGAATCCGTTTTTGGGAATCGTTGAAAACGGATTCGTGAGGTCCAGAACCAATAGAGATCAGCTTAGTATACGAATACCATCGTATACTTGTGAGGACGCACCTCACCCTGTGTTAACGCACAATCGAACAGAATGTCCTTCAACACTCTTCTCGCCAACGCCCGCAGCTCTCTGCGCAAGAACAACTACACAGACCAACTCTGGGTCCCCGAGTTCGGGTGGTCTCCTTCTGAAGCACTTGCTTCAGAGGACCCGCATGACCCACAGATGCTTGCCGCACTCCAGATCTTCCGTTGGTGCTACATCGACGAGATCGCGACCCCGGACAAGCGGGTCTGGGTTCACCTCGCTGCTGAGATGCAAGCGGGCAAAACTGGCGTGGTCACCACCCTGCTCCGTCTCTGCCTGGCGAACCGCTCCCTGCAGCTAGACCCACGCAGGCTCTTCATCCTGACAGGGATGTCTGACGAAGCGTGGCAGCGTCAGACAGAGGAGCGGATGCCTGAGGCACTTCGTCCTAACGTCCATCATGGCAGCACGCTCCTCAAGGCGAAGGCTAAGCTAGAAGCTCTGGCTGAGGCTAGCCCTGACAGGATGCTCTCCAACGTGATGATCACTCTTGACGAGAGCCACCATGCAGCAGCGGCTAGCAATCAGCCCGCAAAGTACATCTATGACACGGTAGCAGCCTTGTGCCCCATCGAGCTCTGGCAGGAGCGTGGCATCCGCTTCCTGACAATCTCAGCCACAGACCCCGCGAAGGTTCTTGCTATGCAGGTCTCTGAGAAACCCACAGCGGTGGTCCGGCTCCTGACGACTCCTGCATACCAGAGCGTCGAGTCGCTCAAGGCGGCGAAGCGTGTGATCCCCATCGCACATGGGGTACACGAGCCTAAAGGAATGGAAGAGCTCAAGAAGAAGGTGGATGCTCTGGAGTCCGTTCATGGACATCTGATTCACATTATACGTCCTAGCCAGAAGGCATGCAAGGAGATTGAAAGCCTTCTGAAGGCTAACTTCCCAGCCTGCAACGTGGTTCCATGGGACATGGAGTCTAAGAAGCTCCGCAAGAAGGGCTCCGAGACGGCGTCTACGGTCTCCGATGACATCAACGTGGCTCACCTTAACAACAAGCCCCAGCAGACGACCTTCGTGATCCTGAAGGGGATGTTCCGGGCGGCGAAGACGCTGGTCGACACCCATGTCGGTGTCCTTTACGACCGAGTGGGCGGTATGGACTCAACCAACCTCCAGTCTCTGCTTGGACGTGCGTGTGGCTACGGCAAGAGCTCGCGTACGATTGTCTTCGCAAGCGGCACGACCGTCGACACCTACCTCCGCCTATGGAAGGAGCTGTGTGCCAACAAGCACTTCGCGTCCGAGGTGGTAGATATCCCACTTGGGGCTGTCCGCCGCAAGATGCCAGGCGTCGCTGCAGTGGGCAACCAGCCGGTCGCGCTTGCTCCCACCCTGCGCACTGCGTGCCCTCTTGGCTCTGGTGTACGCGAGGACCGTCCGGCTCCGCAGACGCGTGTCGTTCATGACGAGGACGAGTTTGATGTCCAGTGGAGTGAGGAGCTGCTTACCCCCGAGGAAGCCCAAGCCATCACGGGCGGCAAGAAGATGCGTCCCAATGAAGATGGCTATTACGCGAATGCCTCTGGTCGCAAGGGTCCAATGACTCGGGATCACCTCATCGCAGTCCGTGGCGGCAAGAAGACTGCCCACGGTCGCCCCCGTGCTGGACAGGACAAGGTCTACAAGACATTCGCAGTGTACAACGATCCGCTGGACGCGAGCTCAGTGCGCTTCATTGTGCGGACGCTGGTGCGCCGCACGTAAACCAAATAGAACATTCAAAACCCCACAAAACCCAAACCTTTTCCATTGTCACCATGGACTGTCCCTTTTTCATCACAAACATCCCCAAGGTCCGACCCCAATCCCACAAACCTCCCCTAGTTCCCCCACAAGGAATCGTTGAAAACGGATTCGTGAGGTCCAGAACCAATAGAGATCAGCTTAGTATACGAATACCATCGTATACTTGTGAGGACGCACCTCACCCTGTTTCCAGAGTAAACACAAAATGTCGG